CTTGTGGATTTGAGCAGACAATTGGTTAATTGCTGTAATCAATGTTTGGTTCCAATCTTTCTGAGTGTAAGATGTAGTTTGAGAAACTCTTCTCCAACCATTGTAATCCCAACGTAAGTTCCAAGCGGCACCCTTACGAAGGTCACGAAGAATTTCACGGTCAATTTCCGCAGCTACTTGCTCTGACAATAAAGCTGTCAATTCAGCCTCAGCGTCAATGTTGTGGAATGCCGCAACGTCTTGTGCAAGTTCTGGAGACCACTGAGCTCTTAACTTTCTTTCAGCAACTGAAACAGTTACAGACTCAAGGTCAAATGAAACTTCACCAATTTGGTCTTCGAATTCTAAATTCTTATAACGTCTGAACACTGCGCTAAAGTCATTAGGACCCAATCCATCGATTGTAGTTCCTGTGTAACCATCTAATGATTCAGAATTACAGTTAGCACATGCAGGACAAGAAAGGTCTACCTCAACATAGAGACAACCATCAGGACTACAAATGTTATTGTAATAACCATCATTACCCTGAGCAGGCCAAGCGGCTTGTGAACGTGTAGATAAACCTGAAACAATACCTTGTCCGTACTGTTGAGTAACAAGTCTAAACAACAAAGAATTTGGATTACCAGCAGCATCAAATGCGTTTTGGCAACCACCATCTTCCCATCCTGATGTATTTGAGAAAATTCTCAAATCAGACAAGAAAGTTTCTGAATCATACTCATTACCGTCAGGACCGATTAATTTACCGTTACCAACGTTAGCAAATCCACAGAATTTAACAATTGCTTTTCTTACGTTAAGAGTGTCAAATTCATTAGTGTAATCAACCAAAGTACCTGCAGACCAAATCTGTACAGTACCAGTAACTGTGATTGCAGACCACTGACCTTTTGAATAGTCAAATAAACCTGGAGGGTCCAACTGACCTTCGTTACCTTCGTAGAATAAATCATAAAGATTTTTTCCGAATTGGTTACCCACTGTATAACCAGCGTTAGGGTTACCTGGGTAGTTACCAGGACCACCAACTGGAGACAAGTGACTACCTGATGCTCCATCATAATCCGCAGAACCTAATTGTGCTGTTTCATAAGGATTACCACCACTGTACGCCTGAATCTTAGGTACGAAGTAGAACAATTTACCAATTGGTAAGTTCATAGCTTGTACAGATACGATGTCGTTAGCAAGTAACTTAGAGAATACACGTCTAACAATTGGGAATACAACAGTTTCGAATGAACCTGAAGAACCGTCAGAAGTTGCTTCGTTTATCAAGAAGCTAGCTTGGTTTTCATAAAGCTGAGCTACGTTCTCTTTTAGGTGACCACGAAGGCCTTCAAGGAACCCTAATTTGTCCCATTTGTTGATAGTATCTTCTTTGATAACTTTAAGGTGCTTAAGACCAATGTTACCAACAAGACCTGATTCTAATAATGCTCCCATTTTTTTGGATTTTTATTTGTTTTTAGTTTATTTTAATTTTGACATCAAATCTTTCATTCTCAAGAATTGAGGGTTTTCATAAGTTTTTGACTCAATTAAGTTAACCGCAGAACCTGTAGCCGGTGTTGACTCGATTTTACGTTCAAACGACTCGTTCATTGGCTGACTTTGTACTTGTGAAAGTTCGTCTTTGATGACTTTATACAAATTCTTAGATTCTTTGATTGTTTCAACACTATCAAATCTTTTCAAGATTTTAATTTTTTCTTGCTTAGATGTTGAATGTTCAGTAAACAAACGTGTTGCGTAAGCTAAATTTGAATTAAATACGGCAACTTCGTTTAATTTATTTCTGAACACGTTAAGTGCCTTTCTGTATTCCTCATTTTTCTCTCTAAGGATTTGTAATTCAGAAGAATCCACACCTTCAAAAGTTAGGTTTCTATTAGGAGTAATGCCTTTTCTTAGACCACGACCTGATTTAGAACCATTACCATATGTACGTGCGGCTTCTTTTGTTTCCGCTTTCTTAACGCCTTTTGGTTTAATTTTGAATTCGCCCTCAAGAGTTTCCTTATCTTTGTATACATTAACTTTTTTAGCGTTACCTGTACCCATAGTTTTGTTAGCACTCTTTTTAACAACTTTAAACCCTTCGCCTTGATTTGGATTTTTATTATATGAGAATTTTGGTTTACCCATGTTCTTACCTTTTGCTTTGAACGTCTTTTTAGACTCTTCTAAAGATTCATTGTATTCTTCATACTCTTCCTCTTCGTTGTCTTCATCAGGCATTTCAATTTCGTACATCATACCTTCATTTTCTTCTCCCTCCTCTTCATCGGAGTCATCGGACATTTCGATTTCGTACATAATTTCG